AAGGAAAATTTGGCGATACACTTAAAACAAATAAGGAGGAAACATGACAAGAGAAGAAGGAACAATAAGAGAGAGAATTTATAAAGCCTTAGTTTCGTATTACGTAGCCCAGCAAGAAGATGCATTGGTTAAGATCGATGCACTCTTGAAGGGGGAAGTCGTACCAGGGCACTACGCCCTTACCGAAGACATCGATATACTGCTAGGTAAAGTAGCTGAAGCGACTGAAAAGATGACGATCCTAAAACGCCATTATGGATTAAATTAGCTCAATTGTGGCAGAAATGTGGCAAAGATTAGGGTGTCGCAAGGGGGTCGCAAGGGTGTCGCAAGGGTGTCGCAAGGGTGTCGCAAGTGTCGCAAAAAATGAGAACAAACCATGAATTTGAGCATTATCCTACAGATTAGCATGTCGCATGCGACACCCTGCGACCCCCTTGCGACCCCCTTGCGACACCCCCCCTGTTTCGATTATTCCTTTACTCTAACAACAATAATAGAAGGATTTTTACTATTTTGCGACACCCTACGAGATTTTTCAGCGCGGTTGTGTTATAAAAATAAATTGTATATATGGGTTTTCAAGTTTGAATTGTGGCAACATTATGGCAAAGAAACGTAAAAAAACTAAATATCGTCACGTGGTAATTAATAAAAAGAGATATTATTTTTATAAGATCTCTTGGACTGACATTACCGGCGATGCCGGCCACGCTACTGCGGAGGAGTTTAATAAGTTTGAGTGTGCGAAGATGATTACTTTTGCATATCTTTATAAGAAGACCAAGAAGTTTATTTGGACCTTCAGTAGTTATGATACAAAGGATGAAGTGTTTTCAGACAGGAATGTTATGCCTGTAGGGTGTGTATTAAAGTTGGAGAAGAGAGATGCGTGATGAAGCAGAGTTCGGTGTTGACGATATTAGTGAAGAAGAGTACAACAGACTAAAGGAGAAAACTATGCCAAAGAAAAAGAAAAAGAAAAAGAAAATAGTTAAGAAGAAAAAAAAGAAAACCAAAAAGAAAAGGAGGTAATATGCCAATAAAAATAACAGAAGCAGAAAAAGAAGGTCATCGAAAGGTTAGGACCCCGAATCTTAAGAAAAGACCTAAAGGGAAGAGGGATCTCTATGGGACAATGACTTATAAGAAAGGTGGTGCAGTACGTAAACGTAAACAACTTGGTGGTGGAATGAATCAACCATTAGGTGGTGGAATGAATCAACCATTAGGTGGTGGAATTAATCGACCACTAGGTGGTGGACGAGCACCTATTAGACCTGTTGGTTTTAAGCACGGTAAAAGAGCCAAGAAAAAATAGTGTGGAATCCGGATAAGGTAATAATTATATCTTTACTACTACTGACTGTGGTGGGGGTTTATTGCCTTGTCTTGAATGTTTATTAGATGATGTATCTTTCTTTAATTTTGCTAGCTTTCGTGGTTTCTTATTGGATAGGCTATTGGTTTGTGGGGTGACATTTAAAATCGGTGCGTAATCGTCTAAAATTTGTTTCATTTTCGCTTCTAGTTCTTGCTCTGACATGTCTTCTAATTTCCCATGCTTTATTATTTTTCGTTCTATGTATAATCCTGCTGCCTTGCCTCGATTTGTTTCGGCGTTTACTGCAGAGGAAAAACTCCCTTTCTTTAAAGCGAGTTCCTTTATCCGAGACAGTTCAGCCACGTGCCCGTCATAACTAACGGCAAATTTTTTAAGTCTTTCTTCTTTTAGTTTTCCTACATGCTGTACTACCAAAGGACTTAGTCTAGGATTTAGGAGTTCTGATCCTTCTGATCTTGCCCTTTTAGAACTATACCCAGCTGCTATAGCTGCTTCACCTTGAGTCATAGGCCCATCTACTCCTCCAAATACTACGAACTCGGCGAATCTCATTTGCATTTCAGTTAATCTTTTTGGTACACCCATAATAATTTTAGAGGGAGATCTCGCTGGTTAATGGACGGAGATTTTTGCCATAACTCCCATATTGACAATTTAAGGTAACATTGATAAAAAGTCAATATGAAGAAAGAAAAAACAATACATGAATTGTCCCAGGAATTTCCAACCAAGACCTATAGGGAACTGGAAATATATAGGGAGAAGGATCGTCAGGCAGAAGCTGGTGCTTGTATTATGGGAGAGATGAGAAAAGATAGAGAGAAAACTACAGAGACAAGCGTCTTGATTGATACTTATGAGAAGGAGATATGGAAGCTGAAAGAATTATTGTCCCGAGCTTTGCAAGATACTAATACGCTTGAAGGAACGAAGAGAATTGTAATAGATCTATCCAAAGAGAAGATTGAATTAAGAAAAGAGCTTGATCGAGTTAAGAAAGAAAATAATGATTTATATAATAGGGTTGCTGATGCTCTTGAAGTCAACGAGTCACATCAAAAAATGAATGGAAAATTACAAGAAAGATTGACAGAGTTAGAAGAAGAGAATAAGAAGATGCACGCGAAGCTGGACGAAAGAATGGACAGTATGCGAAAGTCAGGAATGTAATGAGGGTCAAAGACCTACAAGAATTTTTAGCTAAGTTTACTGAAGGCAAGTCTGATGGTAGTCGTCAGGGGAACGCTGTTTCTAATGCAGTTATTTTTGTTGAGCATAATGGTAATCTTCATGAAATTAGACGAATGGAAGTGCATGAACATGCTGTTCCTATTATAGGGCATTATGATAAAAGTGCTCACAGATTAGTTTTAAAAACCGTAAAAGAATCTCCACTTATTCTTCCCACCAAGCTTAAAGATGACTACTAATGTTACTTCTAAAATTAGATGGCTCCTGAACGTAAATTATACCAAGATCTTAAAAAAAATACCAAAGGAATCCTTTGGAATCGTATTGAAAACCTTAGCTTACTTGGTATGCCTGATGTGTTGGGCTACCATAATTCTGGCGTCTTTTTCACTGTCGAGTTAAAAGTTGCGAAGGGCAACAAAGTCAAATTTTCACCACACCAAATCGCCTTCCATAAATCACATCCGAAGAAAACATTTATCTTGGTCAAGACCCTCGGTCAGAGGGGCTTGAAACTTGTTCCAGGGTCCGAGATCCGTGATCTATGGTCCAAGGGCCATGAATCATGCTTCATAGTTGCTGACTCATGGACCGGAGTCCAACAAACTTTCGATAATATTTTTTAGCTTGCTGCTTGGCGCTTGGTGCTTGGCGCTTGTTGCTTGCGGCTTGCAGCTTGCAGCTTTTTGCCGGTAGCCGTTCTTCCTGGCCCATGCTTCGTGGAGCTCTAGAATTTTAGTGTTTTGCATATGTCACGTTGGAGATGTCTCTAGACCAGCAGCTTCTACAGCTCTTACACTTGCCGCCTTGATCAGGCGCTGGACAGGTCTTGCTGACTGTGCTTACGGTCGACGTCCAGGGCCACCAGCTCGGGGCTCTTCCGTCTACCTTGGTTGCTGAGATTCTTATAATTAAATTCTTTGGGACTACATCCGGATCCATCAGGCTCAACAGGCTGTGCTCCCGCGTGGGCAGCCAGTGACTGGTGCCTGGTGTCTGTTTACAAACTTCGAATATGTTCTTGAGATGCTGAGCGCCTTGCAGGTCGCCGCTGTCGTGCCATCTGAAGTACTTGTGGCCGGTGATTAGCGCAGTCATAGCTCTGGTCCAGGATCCATGAGTCAGGGCTCTCAAACGGCGCGACATGGCACGCTTGGTAGTTTTAAATCTGTATCTTCCCTTGAGTGCATAGCATCCATGGCAGGTGGTGCCCGGGACCTTGGCCAGCTTAGCTCCTGTCTTGCATTCTGTTGCCGGGAGGTTGATTGAGTAGCAGGGCATCTTGCCCGGGGTGCTCAGGCCTCCGACTATCTTGCTTGCTTCTTTCTTTAACATAATTTTTTATACTATTGAAATGTGTTCATTGTGTGCTTGCTGCTTGTAGCTTGGCGCTTGGTCCTCGGTTCCCTCAGGCTTGGCGCTTGAAGCTTGGAGCCATTGATCACGATCCGGGGGCCAAAGCGCTCCCAGGCGTTGCTCATGATCTTCAGCTCAGCCGCGATGGTCTGCAGCTGAGGTCCTGATGCGTGACTTACTTCTATTGTGAATTTTTTCATGCGTGCTCCACCGGCA